GCATGGCAGCTCGTGTATACAACGACTACCTGCAGTACATCGACATCCTGATCGGGATGCGCGGAGGGCCGGTGGCCGCTGAACGGGCAGCCGGATTGGCGGGGGTGCGTAAGCGCCGTGGTGTTGGGGCGGGCAGATTGATCCTGCTGCCGCCGGGTATGTCCTCTTGAGCGACGACTGGCTTTCACTGGATACGCCTGCTCCGGTTCAACCGACGATGGCTGGCGGGCAGCCGATCAAGATGCCGAACCAGAAAGCAGACGCGCTGCGCCGTGAGCATTTGCGGCTGAAGCGTAAGCTGAACCTCCAGCACCGGCTGTACCTGGACGCCCTGGTCAAGAACAACTTTCACATCGGTAACGCGAACCGGTTGATGAAGGTACTTGGCTACCCGTATGACCGCAGTTCGTTCACCCGCTGGCGTCAGCGTAAAGATTTAAGTCACGCGATTGAAGTCACCAAGGAGTACATCGAGACCTCTTTGGGGCTGAGCGGCGCAGGCGTGCTGGCGGTGACGAAGCAGATAGCGGATCATGGCTTGGACCTCGTGCCGGTGATTGACCGGTTTGGCAAGGTGGTCGTTGACCCCAAGACGGACGAGCCGCTGATGCAGATGCGGGACGCTGATCTCGCACTGAAGGCCAACGAGCTGTTGGGCAAGAACCAGAAGCTGTGGGGCAACGACCAGCAGTCAACGCGGGTCACGGTCAACATCGTTGATCTGTCCGGCAAGAGCGACTTCGAGGAAGCCGGCCAGACGTTTGAAGGCGTCGTAGATGGCTGAGGTCCGGTACAAGGCGCAAGGGCCAGTGCTGGAAGCCTTCGGTAAATCGACGGCATTCGTGCAGGTCATCATGGGGCCGCTTGGGGCGGGCAAGACGATAGCCTCATCGTTCAAGCTGCTGCGGCTGATATGCTCGCAGCGGGCGAATAGAAACGGCGTGCGTAAGTCTCGCTGGCTGGTGACACGTAACACGTACCCCGACTTGGTAGGCACGACGATCCGTGATTGGCGGACGGTGGTTCCGCAAGGCACGGGCAGTTTTACCTTCGGGCACCCGCCTGAGCACAAGCTGGACTTCGATCTCCCGGACGGGACGAAGGTGCAGGCAGAGGTTCTGTTTGTCGCCTTGGATCGACCGGACGACGTGCGTAAGTTGCGCGGGTTCCAGTTGACCGGTGCGTGGATGAACGAGATGAAGGAGCAGCCGAAGGCGATCTTCGACATGCTGACCACTCGTGTAGACCGGTATCCGTCCCCTGGCACATCGTCATGGGTCGGGGTATTCGGCGATACGAACGCTTGGGACAACGACCACTGGCTTGAGCGGCTGCGCGAGTTGCAGCGCATGGATGCCCTTGAAGGCTATGAGTTCTTCATTCAGCCGGGCGGGGTCATCAAGCAGGGCGACAAGTGGGTCGTGAACCCCGACGCCGAGAACTTGACGGTACTGCGACCGGATTACTACGAGCGTATCATTCCGGGTAAGAAGGAAGATTGGATACGAGTCAATCTGGCGAACCAGATCGGCTTGAGCTTCGACGGCAAGCCGGTGCACCCGGACTACTCGGACTCGACGCACACGGCGTCAGAGATCCTGCAGCCGGTGCCGGGGCTGATAAACGTCGGCATCGACTTCGGGTTGACGCCGGCCGCGGTATTCTGGCAGCGGCAAAGCACGGGCGTTTGGTACGGCCTCGATGAGATCGTCGTCGAGGACGGTGACGCTAAGGTGCTGGCCGACGAGATCAAGGTCAAGTGTGCCGAGCTGGTGAACAAGTGCCCAGGCGGCCTGACCTTCGTGTACCGCGGCGACCCGAGTGGCGACTCGCGGGTGCAGACAGACAGCAGTACGCCGTTCCAGATATTGCGGGCCAACGGCGTTTCGGCGCTGCCGTGTTCCACCAACGATGCCGAGTTGCGTCGCGGGGCGCTGGACAGGCCGCTGACACGGCTCGTGAACGGCAAGCCGGGGCTTCAGCTATCGCCGGTGATGAAGAATCTTCGCAAGGCGTTGGCGGGCGGGTATCACTACTCGCGCATCCAGATTTCCGGTGAAGAACGGTATCGGGATGTGCCAGTCAAGGACATGCACTCGCACATTGCAGAAGCCGCCGAGTACGGTCTGCTGGATGCCGGCGAGCATGGTGTCGTCAATACCGGGATGCAGCCCCGGCCTCCCCCGAGAGGGGTGATAACCCCAAAGGCAACATGGTCTCCCTTTGACGCATGATAAGTTTGCTGGATACCGCGGATCACTACCCGCTGGATGCGTGGGTGGTGTTCCGGAATTTGCCGGGCGATGAGGATCGCAAGTGGTACATCCGTCCGTTGCGAGAAGGCTTCAAGCACGTTGAGGTTTGGGTACGGGACCGCGGTGTGTGGATACGAATGGACCCTTGCTTTGAGATCCCGGTTCTTGAAGCGTATCTCGGAGAACCGATCAGCCATATAGACCCACTGCTGAAGCCGACGTTCTTTCGGGTGAGAAAGCCTATCCTGTCACGCATGTTGAAAGCCCCCTGGGTCGTCGGGCCGGTCACTTGCGTTGAAGCCGTGAAGCTAGTCTTGTGTATCCGCAAGGCGTGGATCAAGACGCCATACCAGTTGTACACGTATCTACGAAAGACCAAAGGGATCTGAATGGGAAGCAAGCCGAAAGCGCCGAAAGAAGATCCTGCTTCAATTGCCTTGCGCAAGCGGCAGACGGAGCAACTCCTGCAACTCGACGAGGAGCAGAACGTTCGTGTCCGGCGCATGTACAACGCCTCGACAGGGATGCGGTCTTTCCGGGGTTCGGCCGATACACGTTTGCCGCGAGGAGACTCCAGCATGTCGCCCGGCACCGGTAACTATGGGCTGGTGCAATCCAACGCGAGGGGGCTACAGGGCGGCAGTAAGCGTGCCGCTAGGAGGCAGATGGGGCGGGGCGGCCTCTCGCCGAGAGCGGCCTTGGTGAAGGCAAAAGACAACTGATGCCACTCATAGAACAGCTCCCGCCGGACCTTGAGGACGGCGCGGCCCTCGCAAAGCGCCGGGCCAAAGCGGCAACCCGCAAAGAGATGTGGCGGTCGGTGTACTCCGAAGCTTATCGTTTTGCGATGCCGGCCAGAGAGTCATTCACTTGGCAGACTGAGGGGCAATTTCGGAACAACCTTCTGTACGACTCAACGCTGCAGGAGACGACCTATACGGCGGCCAATACGCTTTGTGCGTTGCTGTTCCCCGGCTGGTCGAAGTGGGCGACACTGGCCCCCGGCGGCGACGTAGACAAGAAGAAGGTCACGCCTGAGATTCTTGCCCGGTTGTCCGCGGCGACAGATACGTTTTTCGATTTCCTGAACCACAGCAACTTCCCGCAGGTTATCAACGAGACCGCGCTGGATCTGATGGTTGGTACGGGCGCGTTGTGCTTCGACGAAGGGGACAACGAGAATCCTTTCGTGTTTTCCTCGATACCACTGAGCGCCCTTGAGATTGAGGAAGGCCCGAACGGGAAGGTGGAGACGACCTTCATGGTGCGCAAGCCGATGCTGCGCAATCTCATTCGGATGTACGAGGGGCTATCGGTATTCGATCTCCCGCAGGATTTGGCGGCGAAGATAGAGCTGGAGCCGGATACCGAGGTCGAGATTATCCAAGCCGAGGTATACCACCCGGACACGAAGAAATATTACGGCATCGTGATGACGGTTGCCGACAAGGCGATCATCTGGCGCTTCGATTACGGTACGAGTTGCCCGACGATTGTGGCGCGTGCGACGAAGATGGCCGGTGAGCTGTATGGCCGCGGGCGCGTATTGCTGGCTTTGAGTGACGCACGCACGCTGGACAAGATGCAGGAGTTCGTGCTTCGGCACGCAGCCCTGAATGTTGGCGGCGTGATGACCGGTGTTTCGGACGGTGTACTGAACCCGTACACGACGGTTCTCGCACCCGGCGCCGTGATCCCGGTGGCATCCAACGACAGCGGCAACCCGTCGCTGCGTTCGCTTGATGTCGGCGGTAACTTCCAGATCACGGAAGTCATCATGTCCGATCTCCGGCAGCGCGTACGCCGGACGATGCTCGGGCCGGAGCCGACTGAAGGCGCGGTACGCAGCGCCACCGAAGTCAGCGTTAATGACCGTAACCGGCTGTGGGCGATGAACGGCGAGCTGGGTCGTATCCAGGCGGAGCTGCTGGAGAAGATCGTCGCACGCGGCGTGTTCATCCTTCAGCGCAAGGGGCTCATCGAGAAGTTCAACATCGACGGTCGGCAGGTATCAGTCAAGTACACGTCGCCGTTTGCCAAGTCGCAGGACGCGGAAGAAGCACTGGCTGTGCAGCACGCGGTTTCCGCGATGGTGCCATTCGGAGACACCGCGCTGCAGTTGATGGCGCAGGAACTTCGCGTCGAGAAGATGCCGGCGTTCTTCATGCAGAAATATGGTGCGGACATGGAGCTTGTGCGCACAGAGCCGGAGAAGCAGGAGTTGATGCAGAAGGCGCAGGAGAACGCCGCCCGAATGGCGGAGGCGCAGCAACAGGGGCAGATGCCCCAGGGGTGAGGGGATGGATGACTGGCTTGACGAAAGCGCGAATGCCAAGGCGATCAGTGAGCAACGCGCTGAAGGGTTTCGTATCGCGCAGCTTTACACGGTTTTCGAGACCGACGAACGGGCTCGCGAGCTATTGAAGATGTGGGACACGGCTTTGTTGCGCAAACGAACAAGCGTCAACGCCCCCCATACCGAATACGCAGCCAACGAGGCGCTGCGGGCGTTCGTGGACGGTATCCACGAGCAGATACGTCTCGCCAAGACGACAGCACGATAAGAGGAAGTTATGACTGAAACAGTGACACCTGCCGCCCCGGTTGTACCGGACACGCCAGCAGCCACAGACGACAAAGCCCCTGTTGTTGCTGAATCCAAAGCACCGGTAGCCGAGAAGGCCGCCGACTCGCTCATCCCCGCCGCTGACGGCGTTGTGGCCGAGAAGGAGGATGCACCCGAAGCATCGAAGCCTGACACCGCCGCCAACCAAGACGAGCCCGAGTGGTTCCTCTATGAAGGCGTGAAGGGGGTCGGCACACCCCCGGAATGGTACAAGGCCGGCAAGTGCAAGACGGTGGCTGCCCAGGCCAAGGCGCACACTGATCTTGAGAAGCGGTTTGGCGCCTTCACTGGCGCCCCCGAGAACGGCGTGTACGAGATCAAGTTGCCGGAGAACCTCGACGGCTCTTTGGACGTTGAGCACCCGCTGCTGAAGGGGCTGCAGACATGGGCTGCCGAGAAGCAGATGAGCCAAGAGGGGTTCACTGAAGCAATCACGATGCTGGCCGAGTATGAGGCAAGCCTCGTTCCCGACATCAGCGTCATCAAAGCCGAGGTTGGCGAGAACGCCGACGCCCGTATCGCCGCCGTGGCGAGCTGGGGCAAGGCGAACCTGAAGCCGGATGAGTTCGAGACGTTGCGTGAAGCGACCTCTGGCCCGAACGCGGCTGCCGTGTTCAAGACGATTGAAGCGGTCGTAGCCAAGTCCCGTCAAGTGCGCCTTCCGAAACCGGGCGAGGATGTTGTGGCGGCGCAGCCGGGTGGCGAAGCGGCTATCAATGCAGCACAGGCCAAGATAGGCCCAGACGGCAAAAGGCTGTTTGAAACTGACGCAGCATATCGCGCGAAGGTGGAGAAGATGCGCATGGACTACTACAACTCAGCGCAGAAGGCGGCTTAACGAGTGGTAACTCGGCGGGTAAAAACGGGGGGCGCTTATGTCGGTCCAAGCGGGCTCGGCGCCCCCTCGCCCCCGCAATGGCAGAACACTTACGAGGACCAGGAGTTCACGGGTTCGTATGTTTCTGATCCGGGCGGCGGGCCGGATCAGTGGCAGTATAGCGGGTCTACCGGCATCGACACCACCCCGACCGGCACCCTGCTGGTGGACTTCACGCAGCAGCCCATAACCGCAACAGGCGT